TAAGAGCGACAGGTGCAGAAGGTGCAGCTGCCAAATCAAGTGGGAAGTTGTGAGCATTACGCTCGTGCATCACTTCCATACCAAGACCAGCACGATTCAAGATGTCAGCCCAAGTGTTAATTACACGACCATCAGCAGCTTGAATCGATTGATTGAAGTTGAAACCATTCAGGTTGAACGCCATGGTTGATACACCAAGAGCAGCAAACCAGATGCCAACAACAGGCCAGGCAGCAAGGAAAAAGTGAAGTGAACGAGAGTTGTTGAAACTTGCATATTGAAAGATAAGTCTACCGAAGTATCCATGAGCAGCTACAATGTTGTAGGTCTCTTCTTCTTGACCAAACTTGTAGCCATAGTTTTGGGAGACGTTTTCAGTTGTCTCACGTACCAAAGAAGACGTGACCAAACTGCCGTGCATTGCAGAAAACAAAGAGCCACCAAATACACCAGCCACACCAAGCATGTGGAATGGGTGCATAAGGATGTTGTGTTCTGCTTGGAAGACGAACATGTAGTTAAAGGTACCGGAGATACCCAATGGCATCCCATCGCTGAATGATCCTTGTCCAAATGGATATACAAGGAACACGGCCGTAGCAGCCGCAACCGGTGCAGAATATGCGACAAAGATCCAAGGCCTCATCCCAAGTCGGTAGCTAAGTTCCCATTCTCGTCCCATGTAAGACCAGACGCCAATGAGAAAGTGGAACACCACGAGTTGATAGGGACCGCCGTTATACAGCCATTCACTGATTGTATTAGCTTCCCAGATTGGGTAGAGATGAAGTCCGATTGCGTTGGAGCTGGGAACGACCGCTCCAGAGATAATGTTGTTTCCATACATAAGAGAGCCAGCAACTGGCTCACGAATACCGTCAATGTCAACCGCTGGTGCAGCAACAAATGCAATCATAAAGCAGATTGCTGCTGTGATGAGGCACGGAATCATGAGGACACCGAACCAACCAACATACAAACGGTTGTCAGTAGAAGTAACCCAATTGCAAAACTCTTGCCAGTAGTTAATACGTTGGGTACTGGTGAGAGTTGTAGTAGTCATTTAATCAAGCCATTTTAAGTTTGTTTTTCTTTGCGGTCTTTGCAGACCGTCGGAAGTTAGCAGCAGTAGGAGCACCTTTGCTGCCAGGCTTCCTCATTTTTTCTCCACTACCAGCAGCAATACGCTTACGCTTGGCGTGGATGTTTGCATAAAGACCTCGTTTAGCCATTATTTTTTTGCTCCTTTTTTAGGAGGACGACCCTTCTGTGAGCCGTACGTTCCTTTACCTTGTGGCATTACCAAATTCCGGGGATAAGTTGACCAGTTACAGCATACGCACCAAGCGCAGCAATTACACCAAGCATTGCCAGGCGACCATTCAGTCGCTCAGCACGCTCGTTATGTGGGATGGAGTTTTCGTCGATGTACATAGGTGGTTCAGTAGGCCAGATTTGAGTTTCGTTCATTAGAAGTTAAGATCAGATCGACCCAGTTTTTCAATCACATCATTACGATATGCAGGGTCAGATTCATAGCGTGGATCATTCATTGCTTGAATGAGTTCCGCTTGACTACGGAAAGTGCTTTGTGCTTCTGCAGGTTTACCTTGCAGCATGTTTCCTTCTGATCCCATAGCGTCAGTGTATTGTGAATAAAGGCCAAGAAGAGCCAGATTAATTTGTGAAATGTTACCAGTTTCAATCATAGCGTCATACGCTTGGATTTCTTCAGCGGTAAATGAATCCTTGGCCCAAGATACGATTTCAGTATAAGCCTCCTTACCGCCAACCGTATCATAGATGGATGACACCTCTGCGTCGGTCAGGTCACGTGCCACTGGTTGAACTGGATTCTTAGTCAATGCCTCGAACACATCAACTGATGACATTTCATTCAGCTTTTGTGCTGATGCTTCATCAAGAGTACCATTCTCTAGATAGTTAGAATAGGCATCTTGCAACCAATCAGTACTGGATTCTTCTTGAGTTTCTTCTGCTGCTTCTTCTTCATTAGAACCCAGCTTCTTTTGAAGCTCAAGGTATGCAGCTTCAAGCTCTTCAGTGCTATTATATTTACCAGCAAGTTTTGCTTCGTGTGCTTCTTGCAGCTCTTCACCGACAGCAAGAGAGTCAGCTTCCTCGGCAGCCATGGATTCCATGACTTCTGTAGGCACACTATTATCAGATGTAAAAACTTCAGCCATTATTCAATAGGTGGTGTAGAAGGTGGTACGACATCAGTACCCATCATTTGATTGGCAGCGACATCAGCGTTCTCATTTTTTGTAGGATCAGCTAACGGAGAGTTAAGGATTTGACCTGTTTGTTTAGTCATCTCTAGTTGCTGTTGCATCTGCATGTTCTGCTCAGCTTCCTGTTGTTGTTGATCCATCGACTTCACAAGGTTGAGAACATCAATACCTTGTGCAGCCGCCAGACGTTTAATAGCTTCGTCTGGATTTAGATACTGCATCATTGCTTCAGGACCAAGTGTCTGTGCAATAGTCATGATGAATTGAGTCAAGGACTCACGATCAGAACTACGTCCCAGTGCATTGATACCAGCAACGATAGTAGGTTTAACGAGGTTCTTAGGATACCTAGGAAGCTCACCGCTACGTTGCAGTACAAGTAGTTTACGGTTGAGATAAGGTACAAGGAACTCAACAGTAAGCAGACTAAACAGTCCACCAAGTTGTGCCTCCAGTTCCATCTGAGTCAGACGGATCTCTTCTGCAGTAACACGTTCTGCATTACGAGGATTCATAATAAGGAATGCCTCAGCAATACGACGTTCAAGGATTTGCATTTGCTGTGAAGCTGTTGCAAAGTCTGCAGTCTTACCTACCTGGACAACAGCTACATCATCAGGTCTCCCTTGGATGATCGCACCGTTGCCTGCCTTGGCCAGCGTCTGTGGTTTGGTGGTTGATGACGGTGACACAAGGAAGACTACCTTAGCAGCCGCTGCAGAGCCTTCTGTGATGGCTTGTGACAGCGCTTCAAGTGACTTCAGGTCACCAATAAATTCTTCCACTCGGCCGCGGCCATAGTTCTCTCCGTCAACGGAGTTGAACCTCAGTACCAACCAAGGTGAAGCATCCTTTGGAGCCTTACCTTCAGTGCCAGGTACCTTTTTATCAAAGGCTTCCTGATGCCATACCCATCGATTGTTTTGTAACTTACAATGGGTGTACACTTCAACATCATTCATTGTGTTGACAGTGTTGTCTTGACTCATTAGTTTATCTTGAGTCAACTCCTTTGGTAGGAGTTCTTTGTTAATAAGTTCTTTGGTAACGATTTCAATTACGTTGCCATTTCCATCACGCTCTACGACATAACGGTTCAACGGGTAATGCTTGATACCTTCCTTACCCATAAACAACAAAGCGTTACCACCAACAACAAGATGTTTGATGGCTTGGTGTACAGTGACACGATCGCTGGAAGCAGCAATTGAGTCCATCACCATACGCTCCATCTTGGCAAAACTCAAGTCCAGTTCACTGCGGATTTCAGGAGGCAGTTCAGTGCCTAGCTTTTCATCTGCAATTTGTAACTTGAAGAACGTAGTTTGTGGCGGAAGCAGAGCCAGCATCAACTTGGATGCAAGGGTAACTACTGCCTTAGCACCTACGCTTTGCCAAGGTTGTGTGAGTCGTTTGTGAGTTGTCCTCATCTCTTCTTGTTGAATGAGATAAGGAAGTGTCAGCTCAGAGCATTGAACAGCAATGTCAAGAAACGATGAGCGACTGGCGCTAAGAGAATCGTACCTTGATTTAGCAGTCATTTAATTAACCAATGTTAAGAGGTGATCCAGCTCCTGCACCTACTTGATTTGCTTGAGCAAGGGAGATAAGAAACTGGGAAATGTTGCCACGACGTTGTGGCTTGCGTGGACTTCTGATACCTTGTTGTGTTTGTGCAAGGCTGGCGTTAGGTTGCCTAGTTCGAGGTGGTTTGTATTGTGCTCGTTGTGGTTGAGCAGGAGCAGGCATCGCGCTAGGAGGCAATGCCATGTGACCATAAATAGGTTTGCCTTTTTTATTATATCCAACGATTCCATAAGTGGAACCCATGTAAAGATCGCCTTGATTCATGATTCTTCTGTGATACGTTGTCGGATCCAGTCAATAATGTCCCGTTGACCAGCACGGAACATGATGTGTGTGATGGGATCATCAGGTAGTGGTCTGTGCTCAGGGAACTTCTGGTCAAGCTCCCCAAGCAACCCTTCAAGAGTCAAGCCTAAATTAAGCATACTGTGGTAGGTTTTGATTTGCATGTTCAAAAAATGCAGGCATCCGTGCGCGACGGGTGTCAGAAAGTTCTGGTGCCTTTCCTTCATACATCAGCCTGTCGCTGGATTCCAGCCAAAATTTTTTGTCCAAATATTTATCGGCATGTTTGCCGAGAGGCTGCATTACCCAATTGATAGTCGCCTTACGGAGTTTATCAAGAGAAGGACTGATGTCAATCCCCAACTCCCTAGTAACAAGACTATTGGCAGCCACGTGTACTTGTTCATCTCTACTAATGTCAGCAGATACAGTTCTCATCCCCGCGTCACCATTAAACCTAAAGAAGGGTAATAGGACGAAAAAGATTGCACGTTCAGCGACCATCGCTTTAGCGATAGTGTGATCAGGATGTTCTGTCCACGCATTACGCAACGCGATGGCTTCCCTTTCAGCTTTCGGATCAACATCCCAAGCATCGGCGACATAACCCAAAGCGATATCGTGTTTAATTTCATCTTGGACGTTGGATTCCAAGAGTTCCCTAGCCATAGGTGGAATTTCAGAGGCCAAAGCATCACGGATAAAATCTCCCACAGGTAGTTCCATATGTCGCAAGGCAAGAGCACGGCGGAGTGTCTCCTCCGCACCCTCCTTGCAGTTCCCTTTTGTTGTAGCTACAGGTGTCCAAGTTCGTTTCCGTTCGTATAGTTTTTGATAAGGATTTTTCATTCTTGACAATCACAGGTAAGGTTTTCTTCATAAAGTAGTTTGGAAAGATAATCATCAACTTCAGACTCTTCAAGAGCAGCATAAGCAGATGATTTATCTTGCGTATCTCCCATTACTTGAAGAGAATAGTAAAGAGAAGTCTGGGGACTCTTAAGCCACTCTTCGATAAAGGCGTCATCGTATGTGACGACATCACTCCAACTATTGAAGCTATACCCATGAAGAAGCCCAGTGCGATCGAGCATTGTCATCAGTCCATCAGCCACACGCTTGTATGCGTCCCAGCCAACCTCTGAAGCAACTTCTACATTGCCATAATCATATGACTCAACACCAAGGGTGCCAGAATCTCGATCAACATGACGTGCAATAGGTGGTGCAATCTCTGGCGTACAAGTGTAGCCATCGATGTCTTTGCTGCGGTAGCTGCAGCTAGCGGTGGGAGCAATAGCGAATGCACGATCCATATTAAACTGTCGTGCAATACTCGCTGCTGATTCAATACCACTCGCAAATTGTGATACCAACTCAAATGCTGGTGTTTGTACGATTTCACCTTTGTTGTACTGCTCAAGTGCTCGGCCAAACTGTTCGTAGGTAACACCTACACGGCGCAGCAGGTTAGCCAAACCAAGCATACCTAGTCCGACTTGTCGGTCAATGTCTGGTGCGAGATACTCACCGGATTTTTCAACTCCAGTGGTTGAGTGCAATGCACACAGTTGACCCATGCCTTCTGTGAAAGCTCGTGGAATATCGTCGAACTCGCAGGCACCCAGATTGATATGTTGTAAAAGGCAAGTTCCTCGGCTTGGCAGGTACACTTCCAGGCAAACATTACCTCGTATCCTCCTTCCGTTTTTGTCATACTTGATTTTGTTTAGCCAGATGTCACCGGATGCAATCCCTTGAAGGATCTCTTTCTTGTACGGTGTCGCATACCACATGTCATCAGTGATGTTGACGCATCGCTTGACCCAAGGGAGTTCGTGTCGTGGAGTAGTAACAAACTCCAAAATATCCTCATGGTCACAATCAATATGCAAAACAACAGCACCGTTTTTGAA